GGGTATGTCCCTCCCTGTCTAGTTTCCAGATTTCCCCATTCTCAATTTCACAATTTTTCCATTTTATGATTCACAATTTTTACAATTTACTGAATCATTTAATCGCTAAATTATCAACTCAATTAAATTATTAATTTTTGTTCTATTCGTATACACATTTAATGTTTCATTGATGCAACATTCTTTCGCATCACAAATAACAAATTTCATTGTTTCAGTATGAAAACGCAAACATAACCATTTTGGAATAATATCCTTGTTCAAGAAATAAACTCATTATTTGCTTGATTAATACATGTATTTTTGATATACTTTTAATATAAGTAAGTGATACATAATTTATCCAGAAAGAAGGTAAACATGATAAGCACTCAAATTGTAGAAGTCATTGAGTACGACCAATTTATCAATTTACGTATCCATTATTTGCAACTAGGAAAACTCATCAGGTATTACATAGCTATCGATAGTGATGTAGTGAAGTATGTGTTAGTATTAGATAGAGATAAATAATTTACTATATTAGGAGGATTTACCCATGTCAACCATAATCATACTTACGTCCTTAGTTTTTGGAATATTGCTAATTGTTAGCATGCGTCCAAAAAAGTTGAATCAAACCAAAGATTTTAACACAGGTGAATATCTATCTACAAAACAATTCTTCGAAGTCATCGACCTAATGCGAGATAAAAACATCATAACCAACCAAGAACACATCCAACTAATCGTAAAAATGAATCCATATCTCAAGTAAAAACCCTGCCAATTAGCAGGGTTCTTTTTTATCCAATATTCATCTTCTTAAACATTTCATAACTAGTCGTTCTTATCACTTGATTATCAAATCGTAAATATCCATTCTTGAACGCACTAACTAATTTTGTCAAAAAGTAGTTATTTCGCCACCCAGTAAGCAACATACTATTCTCTGTTAGGTCGTCGGTACTAAGAGCAAATACCTTCTTATTAGACGGGTCAAAATCACTAGCAATCCACATTAAGCCCTCATTAGTATCAACCCATATGCCCATCTTAAAACCCTTGAAAATGACGCTAAATACATGCTTACTATTCTTACCACGTTTCAATATAAACAAGTCACTGTCATTCGTAAACTCATTATCTAAACTCATTTCACCGTATTCAGTACCGTCAATCAGTGAACCAAAACGGGTCTTCCTACGTTCCTGAGAAAAGTCTGCACTATCTGGAATTTCAACAATGATATCTTTGTACGCATTAAACCTTTTTGAAACGTCTGGAACTAGATCGAAATATAAGAAGTAAGGATTTACAACAGATACCGCATTCGACAAACATACACAGCGCACATTTTCTCTACCACGAAAAACGGTATCCATCAAGTTCAACAGCGCCTCAACATCATTCGGTAAATATCCACTTTTATCTTTCTCACGAATGAACTCGTCAAACAGAATTGTTGTTACATTCGGATAAGCATTAGACTTCTCACTTTGCCATGCGCTAAGTGGAATTGCCCACCCGAACACTTTACCGTCAATTAAAAGTTGTCTACCTTTCACCTTGAATTCATGCTCTGGAAATTCAACCATTATATCATTAAAATAGTTTGTGATTTTCTTTAATTCGCTTTTGTATCGTCTCACGTATATTAATTGTTCACCATATTTTAAAAAGCGGTTAATCGGATGTTTCTTCCAAGCGTATGATTTACCAATACCACGTGCGCCAATAACAAAATTCAAGATACGATTATAAGAAAGTAATTTATTAGGGTTATAATATAATGATTGTTCCATTTTGCATTTCTCCTTTATTTCAATCGAATAGTTTGTCCAACAGTAATTTTATTTTTATCTTTAATTTGAGTATTTAATGTTAATAACGTAGAAACAGATGTCTTGTTATCATATGCAATTTTGGTTAAGGTATCTCCAGAAGCAATGGTATAGTAAATTTTCTCTGATTTTGGTATCGTTATCTTTTGCCCTACCTTAATCATATTAGCGTTCTTGATTTGTTTATTAACTTTCAACAAACTAGTTAACCTTATGTCAAACTTGAGAGCAATCTTAGTTAAGTTATCACCTTTCTTTACAATATAAGATGTACTTAATGAGCGATAAGTCGTACTAGTTTGCTTTTCGTCTGGTTCATCTGGTGTGTCTGGTTGAACCACAGGTGAACTAGTTTCATCGTCCGGCAAAGGAACGGGTGGAATATATGGTTCATCTGGTTCACTTGGCGTAGTCGGCGTTGGCGTCGGCGTAGGTGTCGGCGTTGGCGTCGGTGTCGGCGTTGGTGTAGGTGTTGGTGTCGGCGTTGGCGTTGGTGTCGGTGTCGGCGTTGGTGTCGGCGTAGGAGTTGGCGTAGTCGCCACCGCCTTGAAATACAAGTCGGCTTCACGTGCTCGTCGTGTGACCAAACCTTGATAAACCACACCGCCACTCTTATTCCAGCGTGAGAACTGATAACGAACGTCCCAGTCTTGCGATGCATTCACACGTTTTAATAGTGTAGAATTCTTGAACGCTGTAATGCCAACGTTATACGTAAAACTCACAAGTGCATCAAATTGATTCTGGTTAATGGTACGAGTCACATACTGTTCAACAGCGTTCACATAATCCACTAAATCATCTTTTAACATTTGTTCGGCTTGGGCTTTTGTTATCGTGTCGCCTTGGCGCACATCTGAACCATAGTGACCGTAACCAATTGTCCAATACGTTTCAGTCGATACGGCTTTATAAGCGGTTAAGCGTAAACCTTCAAAACTTTTAATAAAATCTACACCATTTTGTGAAATATTCATTTATTGTTACCTCCTTTAAATATCTTCTGCACAAAATCAATAAATAGATCAGTTTGCTTGTCATCGGATGCCATACGTAAATGAGACATAATTGAATTTATTTCACTTGCAAGATATCCAAGGAATAAAACGTATAATGCACCTATTCCAATAGGAGGAGGAATAAGAAGGGAAACAGGTACAAAGTAAACTAAGATAATAAACATAACCATTTTTCTAGCTATTCCGTAAATCGCTTTGTTACTGGAAAAGGCAACGTCACTATTAAACTTGGCGTTTATCCATCCCATGAGAAAATCTATCACGTTTGCTATTAGAATTAAGGTCAGAATATACCAGATTTTCGTGTTATCTTCACTTAACCAATTACTTAAAATATCTAACATTGTTAATCACCCCTTTTAAAATTTCCATCCATTCAGCGTGTCGGCAAGTAACAAATGGTAAACGGCTTTCTTTTTCTTTTCTGCTTCGCCACCGTCACCGCCATCACCACCGCCACCAAACATCATTTGAAGATATGCTTCTGGGTCAATTGTTCCTTCTTCTGTAAAGAACCCGTCTAACCGTGTAGCAATCGCAAAATCTAAGTGAATACCTGTACTATTTCCACCATTTCCCATCGTTCCTATTTCTTGTCCTTTTGTAACGGTTGTTCCTTCTGCAATAGGAGACGGGTTATCAAGATGTATATATTGTGAAAAATATGGGTCGGCTGTATGCTGAATTCTGATTCCATATCCTGCGTTGGTTACTGCACCATTAAAGACAACGATTCCATCTTGTGTGGCGTATAGTGGGTGAGTGGTTCCACCTCCACCAATATCAATGGCAGCATGAAATTTGTATTCGCCTGTAACGGGATTCGTTCGCCATCCATACGTATCAGTAATTTGTAAACCTGCTGTTGTAGGAAAAGCTGGTGTACTACCGCCAACACCGCCACCGCCTTCGCCCGTTGTATTATCGAACCAATAACGGGCTTGGGTAGAGCGATTAGGTTGTGTTTGGTCGGCTGGACGCTCATAGTTTCGTATAAAGGCTTGGGCTAAATATTCTGGAGTTTCATTCGAGACTCTGAATTCTTGGAAACTTAACGGATAATCACCTGTTGAAATCCACTGAATACCGTTATCGATTTCATAATCAATACGTGCAAGCTGTGAGTCCATATGTGTATAATCTTTACCGTTATCATTCGCCCAATTTATATATTTGCTAGCAGGCGTCCACTGTACCAAACCATAACCCATTGACATATTTCCTGCATCCATGCTTTGCCAAATGCCAGGGTTGATGGTTGATTCTGTTTGCATGTTTCCCAACATTCCTGCAACAGCGTTTTTTGTCCAACCTTTGCTGAGAAAATACCCCATGATATATTCAGCATTGATTTTCATTTCGTCCATTGAAAGATATCTATTTCCACCAACCCAAGCCATTAGATTTGTCTCACTGACAGATAAGTATAGTCTTTCAATCCTTCAACGGTTACAGCTTCATCATTTGATTTTAGATAAACTTCTACAAAGTCATACATTTTCAATTTCACAATCGCATCACCTTTTAGAATAACTTTATCCGAATAATCAAGATAACGTTTAAAAGCACCGTTTATATATAGAACTAATGATTTATTCATTCCAGACGTAGCGGTTAATAATTTAACAACACTATTGAAATGAAAGATTCCATCACCTTGAGCAACAAATGAACTGTTGGACATTTCGGTATTATAGTCATTCTCAATTGTAGGAAACAAAACTTTTTCAAAAGTGTTTGCTGAAATTGATTGATTAGCTGTTGCATACGAATGTGCAAAAGTACCGTCATGTGTTGCGTCTGTTGTCGTTCCTGCTGGTAACGTTTGTAGTAATGGTTGTGCATCGATTAGTTTCCACCAACGAACGAACATTGATGTTTTATCAAATACACAGTGATAGGGATTAAAATAAATTTCATCAAATACTTTTAAGATTTTCACATACAATTCAAATTTTGTTTGAGTTGTACTATTTTCAACCATTACAGCTTTTACATGGTCAACTCCGATAAATGAGTTTTTGCTCAATCTTGACTTAATGACAGGGGCTTGACCAAGTGGTAAATTCTGAATGATTTTGATAAACCATTCACCACGTGAAGCAAGCGAAGTACCTGCACCACTCATAAATGAAATTTTTGCTTCAAAATGTTTGAACTGATTCTGAATCGTTACAGTACCAATTTTCGCCCAGTACCCTTGTTGATTGTCTGTTGTTTGCATCGTTTTATATCCTGCTGGTGCATATAAAAGAGGATGGGCGTTTACATCATTAATATGTGCTGTATTTAGCATTTCTCTACCGTTTGAAAAAGAACGTTCAAATACTGCCATTATTGATTAACACCGCCTTTTGTGTGAATGATGTATTTAGAAAACATAGTTGCTGAAGGTCTATTTTCAAAAGTAAAATCATCTTGATTATTGAAAGCAAGTCTCCACCAGAAGAAGCCTTTCATCCAAGTTGTTTGTGAACCCCACACCATATACATCGCTTTTACAAATCTTGCTTGTTCCTCTAAATCAACTTGAGGACTAATGTTATAGTTTGATGGGTCGGTGCTTGAACCTTTTCGCATGGTACAACCGATTTCAGTAAAGATAATAGGTTGATTAATGGATGCTTGGAAATCAACTAACTTTTGTAGTAAGTCTCTTTCCTCACGATTGAATGCCCACGCACTTGCTATGTCATATTCACTAGGATTAGAAATTGTTGGAGAAACTAGTTTAAAATAAACGTCTAGTCCAACATAGTCCAATTGTCCCCAAAACGGGACGGTGAAATATTCCTCATAGTCATCACTATTCATTGCAACAGATGCATAAGTCAATTTACCCGTATACAATTGTTTAATAGAAGTAATGATGTCATTCCAATAATCTGCATAGCTCGCCTTTGTACTACTTTTTAATTCAGTACCGATACAAAGGAGGTCAACGCCTTCTTCTTTTGCGATTAATGCATAATTCGAAATGAACGCTTTGTAGCTCGCAAACCATGCTTCTCTATCTGTTGGAGCAATTGCACCACGGAACGAATTATCTAGTACATCCACATGAGGTTTTAACATAACAATGTAGCCTTTTGCTTTTGCATCTCGAATCGCTTGGCGAACGTCACTATCTGGAATAGTCTTTGTCGCATTTCGTGAAATACTGTTTGATGTAGGTGTACTCATAAACCACGTGGCAACAATAGCGATTGAATCCATTTGCACTTCATCCCGTGCATACTCTAATAATTCTTTAGAGCGGTCACTTGTGTATTGTCCACTTTCAATGGATGTATAGTTGAATCCGTTAAAATCGAATTTTCCTATCTCCATAATTTCTCCATCTAATGAAGAAACTTTTTGATCGAACACCTGCTGATTGATAATATCGGCTAGTTTCCCATTTTCAAACCACTTGTCCAGAACAATTTCCACCGAGTCGGCTAGTCCTTCACTTTCAACCCATTTTTTCAACTCTTCGAAGAGTTTCGTTAAATTTTCGAAACGGGTAGTAATATCCTCAACACTAGCAGTCACATAGTCTGTTAAATCATTTGCACGTTCAATTACATCATTCATCGCTTCAATGATTTTATTTAACTTTTCAACTACTGACATACTTTCATCAAATGCGCTTGGAAGATAACGTTCATATTGTTGTAAACCTAACATTTGAATATAGTTAAAACTCATGTGTTAACCTCCTATAATTGAATTTCTTCTGGTGGAGTTAATTTGTCTAATTCTAATTGAGTTAGTGCTTCAACTTCACGTTTACAGTTTTGTAAGAATTCTGTTACGGTTTGTTCTTCTGGAACGTCTTTTGAAAAATTGTATTCAAAACTATGTGTTCCATCTGTAACCTCAAATTTATACATTGTTTCTAATTCATACGCTTTTGTTGTTAACATGTTTACCTCCTAAACCAATACGTGATAACTTAATGAATATGTTAAGTCTGTTATATCTGCTGTGTGAGTAAGACGAATATCAAACTTTTTCCCAATTGGCATATCAGATACAAATTTTAATAATCCGTCTGGGTTTCCTTTAGGTACTCCCGATGATGCAGGATAAATAACAAAGGTATGGTTTCCAACAACAGGGTCAAATTCAATATTACCTAAATAAAATGGTTGACCTTCTGAACTAATTGAACGAACAGCAAATTTTAATTTTGGTGCTGTTAATACTGTTCTATCTGTGATTCTAAGGTGAACCATTACACCTTTTCCGTTAAGGTTTGTTACGACTGGTGATGTTGCTTCTGTTGTACGCTTCAATAAAGAAAGCAAAACAGCATCTATATTATTTCTCCATCTGTCCCACGTAGCACCGTTGAATGCCAGTTGATAACTTGCAGTATATAAAAGATTATTAGAAATACCGTTTGCATCGTTTGAATTTGCGCCTGTTGAAATGACACCTTGTGCACCAGAAGCGCCTGTAAGTGTAGCACCACCAATAATATTTGTTCCTGCTGGTAAAGGGTCAACCACTTTCACATCTTGTTTTCCAGATGGAGTTGTTTGAATGCTACCAGTAGCTAATGAAACCTTTGCAGGGTTTTCATTTGTAAATAATTCATTTCCATTACTTCCGAAAATAGTCGGACCACTCAAGAAAATTCCTCCTTAATATACGAGCATGAAAAGTTCATTTGCTTCTTGGAAAATTTGTTTCTCAATACGTAACAATGACTCACGATATTCTTTGACTAATTGAGGATATGTGACGTTCCCGAACTTTCCAACTTTCGTATTCACATAATCTTCAACATTATTAATGACACTGTTTAATTTTTCATTTCCTGTTGTATCGGAAACAACATCTTTCGTACCGTCATTTGTATGACCACCATTGATTGTTTCTGTTCCATCTTTATCAGATGTGAACACATCTTTGTCAGTGGTATGTGTCGTTGTGTCATTGTCAATCTTATCGTCAACGGTAGAAGTTGCATCAACACTTGTTGTCACATCTTCATTATTCGTACCGTCTGTTACATCATGACTCGTACCGTCAACACCAGTGTCAGAAGTAGAAGAAGAAGTTTGATTTCCTTTAGACGTATTTTCTTTGATTTCACTTGCATATTCGATAACACCAGCACCGTCAAGCGTTGTAATTTGCAAACGACTATCTGGTGTATCACTTGTTAAGTTTCGATCAAAACTAGTTGAGTCATTTTCTCCATTTGATGTCTGGTGAGTATCTTGACTAGTCGTACCGTCTGAAACGGAATGAGTTGTAATATCTCTGTCAATCGTTTCATCACTTGCACTCACTGTTGATGTATGTTGTGTAACATCATTTGTAACAGTTGAATCAAGTGTTTTCGTATTCGTAGAGTCAAAATCCTCATGTGTCGTTTTGGATTGTGTGGTTGTTCCTTCATCGTGAAGGGTATCTTTAGATGTAACATGACCTGTTTTGTCGGTATTATCATTACGTGTACTATCGTTTTTGCGGTTAAACGTTTCTTTGTTATTTACGTTTGTTAGCACATCATATTGTAATAATTCAGATTCAAACAATTTATTGTAGTAGGGCATGTTAATCAACAACCATGTTTCAAGCTGAAATTTAAATAAACCTTCATTCTCGAAACCAATTTCTCTCATGTAGAAATTTCGAATAAAATGTGTTTCAAATACGTTTCGATATTCTTCATCAAATATCGGATATTCAAAATCGAATAAATGTTGTCTACCTGCTTCGATTCGGTTACGAACTGGCATTTCTTCATATTGTGTAAAATGCTCAATGTATTCACGTAATTGCATCGTGTAACTACTCATTGACCGAACCTCCTTGAACAGTTGAAACAGGGTTGACATTTGCCATTAATTGTTCAACAGCTTCACTTCGAAACTCTACTTCTAAATCCAAACCGTATAACTCATTGATTTTCTCACATGCTTCTTGACGGGATTTCAGATAGACGTTTCCAGAGTTTGAAATTTGTTCATTATTGCTCTCAGCTTCTGCGGTTATCATGCGTTCACGCTTTTCTTGATTGGCGTTTTTAATACCCAAGTACGTCATGACTTCATTCCATACAGCATTTTTCTGAGTGTTCAATTTATCAACTACATAAGGAGCATCCGTTTTAAAAACTTTAATCGAATCCGTATCAAGTGATTCATGTGTAATAATAACAGGGGCATTTCCTTCATATTGATTGTAAATCTGTTGAATACTAAATTTCGTGTTATCATTTGCACTAATTAATACGGGTGTCTTTTGTGCGTTTTGGTTAACCGATATAATTTCTTTTAACTCTGCTAAATCAGAAGCAAACATTTCAAGGCTAGGAGTAGTAGGAAAATGGAAATCATTGTTCCAGATAACGACACCCATATCATCTTCTTTCATATCTGAATAGTTGTAGAGTTTAAATGATTTCTGATACCTTGGAGCACTCGCCTGAAATTTTGTAGGTAAATTATAATGGTCGATTTCACCACTAGTTGCACCCTGTGTAGCAATGAATCCTAAATCCTTATCTTTATAGAAACCTACATACCCGTATTGATGAAGGGTCATTTCTAAAAATCTAGGGTCTACACTGTCAGGTAGGTTTTTCCACTCAAACAATTGATAAGCAATGGAACATAAATATTGTTGATAATGTTGATACCAACGATTCCCTTTTATTCGTTGAATTTCATTTGGGTTTTTATTTTTACTTCTAGCCATTAAAGCACCTCATTACTAAGGCTATAGTTTCCGATGTCATCGGTGTGCCAGAACGTAATACCATTATCGAAAACGGCTTTTAGTTCTTTTAAATCTTCATTGTTAAAGTTACCAGTGATGGAGCAATCTGCTGTTTGAACAAAATTCCAATATTGTCGAGTGTGGAAATTAGGAATTTTTACTTCATTCAACTTGTACCCAAACATATTAAAGAACGCTTCTAATTTTCTTCGATATTCGGGTTTGATTTGTTTCTTTAAAATAAATAATCCTCTATACCCGTTTCCAAATTCAAACGCTGTATTGCTTCCCATTTTTGCAATGGCAGGTGGGATGTTTGCAATATCCTGTTGTTTGGCTTGGATAGCTTGTAAATCTAAGACTGTATTTCCTGCACCTTGGACAGCTTCAACACCAGCACTTGCAACGCCTACTGGGTTTCTACGCTTGGCAGATACCGCACCACTTACTGCGGTAGATACCGCACCCATTGCACCGTTAAACATAATGCTGTTGGTTTGGTTAGAAATGCTGTTTCTATGCCCTTGGAGATAGGCACTGAGATACTCGTTTAAAATAGGAACATCGGAAGGGTTATTGTTAATGATTGAACCTTCAAACATGATTCTATCTGTTAAACCGTCATCAGGCATTTCACTACCTGTATTATAATGTGCTACGGTGTAGGCAACTTTGTTGCTTGTACCTAATGAACCTCGAACATGTAAAATCAGATTTTCATGATTGATGTATTCATTTTTAAAATCCCGTCTGTTTCCTTTGAAATCGTCTAAAGTTAAAACTGTGTACGGATGCATAAGTAATTTAGATTCTGTTACAGTTCGATAATTGTCATACTTATTTGAAAAACTTTTCGAGATGTAGCTGTATAACTTAACGTCTTTCACGTAAACCGTTGTAAAGTTTTCGTTCACATCATCGGCAACACTTGCATGTTCAAATTGGTCAACATTAAAAGTGACTGAACCGTCTTGCCCGTTTACATCTGCGCCCACATAATCCGTTATATATAATGAAACAATATTATTTACTGCATCATCCTGCGTATACAAACCTTTTAATACGGTTTTAATATCGCTAATAGCTGGACTAATATTTGTTGTGACTTCTGAACCGTCTGCCTTAAAAGGATGAACATAATACGCTAATGGTTGTGGCATAGCGTTTATGGTTGCTTCAATTTTTGTAGCTGTTGTAGAAGGGTTTGTTTCACCTTCACCCGTGTTTACTTCATCATGCATTTTCTGTTTGGCAACAATAACTAAAAATTGTACGTCACCATGTGGAACATAATTTTCAGCATGTACAACGTCATATTCCGTACCATAGTTAATACCTTCATCAACTGTGTTGATAACAGGCGAACCGTCATCGTTCCATAACTTACAATGTTCTCTGACAACAAAAGAAGGTTTGAATGTCATATCAAATTTCCAAGTCTGGAACACATCAAGCTGAAAATGAACATAGGTTGTATTCTTTTGTTTGTACTCTAATTTTGTGACAAATGCATAAAACCATTTGTTGTTATATTGAGCATTTTGGAACATAAGATAATTAACATTCCATAGTTCATCAATGGATTTTGGAACAGCGATAAAGTTTTTACCTTCGATTTTTTGAAAGTTCATTTGATTAGCAGCGTGTACAACATTTCTGTTTAAAAAGTAATTTGTTTGTTGGTCAACGCTATCAAACCAACGTGTATGTTTATAATCATTCGAGAAAGGAACACCAGATATCAATCTGATGTTCGTTCCCGATGCTGGAACTACTGCCACAATTAAAACCTCCTATTAAGATGGAATAATCGTAACGATAGATTCACCGATAACTTTTGAAGTATCTTCAAGTGTTACAGAAGCAGTCACGCTCAGTTCACCTGTTTGAGTTGCTCCAATTGTTAATTTTCCATCTGCTGAAATTGTTGTTCCACTTGCTACCGTACTTCCTGTTGTTGCTTTAACTTCCCATGTTACAGGATGGTCATTTCCATCTGTTGCACGAACGTATGCAGTATAGGTGAATTCTCCACCTTGTTTAATAGATAAAATAGTTGGGTCAACAATTACTTGAGTAACTGCGTCAACAGTTCCACTTACAAACGCAACAGCATTTGCAAAACGTGAAACAGATAATGTTTGCCATACGTGATAGAAGTAATTCCAATATAAACCCTTTGGATTTCGGATTGTTTCAAGTTTTAATAAGTTGTCGTAAACCATAAACCATTCGCGATCAATTAAAACAGCTTCAAGACCAGATGAAGCGAAACCGTCAATCACTGTAACATGACCGATGAAGTTTGTTTTATCCATATTGAACGCTTTTGCTAAAACATCAACGTCCAATTCTGCTTCTAAATCTGCATCAATGATTAAATGTAAATCTTCCATATCAGTACGAGTACGCACGGCCAAGGAATTGAAATCACGTGTGCCCGTTGGAAGAGTCATTCTTCTAGCTGTTGCACGTAGCTTCTTAACAAATTCTCTAGTAGCTGTTTCAGTTGTTGGTGCAACTACTGGAACGACTTTGAAAAGTCCTTTTGAATAGTAGTTATCTACAAGTAATTTCATGTACTCGTATTCGTCAACCTCTGCGCTGTTGTAAATCGCATTAATAATAGAAGAAAGGAATCCTTCGAAATTTCCCCAAGATGTAAAAGCCGTTTTTAATGACTCATCTTGAATCGTTTGCTCATAGAAATCTTGACGGTTACGTTCGTGGAATAAAACTTTTACGTTTGGAAGTTCACGTTTGAATACCGTTTGTTCTGCGTCAATCGGGTCATACTTTTTAGCTTTTGTAATGTCAGTAAAGATTTCTTGAATTGTGCGTCCTTGTGGCATTTGACCTTTTTTGAATTTCTTCAAAGGGTTTTCCAGTGAAACAGCACGTAAAACTACCAATCCAATTCGGTCTACTAATGAAGTAATAAACTCATTTTGGATTGTTTGGTTAATCAGAATACCTGCTCCAATTTCTGCTACGTTATCCGCAGTTGCTAAAGGAACATAATTTTTGAACGTGTCACCAGAGCTGTTACGGATAGCATTGATAATATCGTATGTTTCCGTAATGCCTAGACTAGTTCGAACGTCATTGATAGTAATACGCATGTGTGTAAAATCCTCCTTATTTCTCTAATGATTCTATTGTAATAGATTCGGAAAACGTAGCTTTTTCATGCTCTTCTTCCTTATCTTTATTACCAATGATGCCAGCTTGTCGAAAAAGTTTGCTGTTAGATACGATTAAATCATCATTATCTGTTTGAAGTTTTTGGTTTGACTCAGTTAGTTGATTGAAGTCAGTCAGAACTGTTCCATAGTCGGCACGTAGTTCTTGTAAGATTTCAGTACGTCTACTATGTTCTAATTCTGTATTTAATAGTTCGTTCAATAAGTTTTCATGGTTCTCTCGTTCCATAGGCATTGTGAGAACTTCACCTCACTTTTAATAAATTTTTTGTTTTTGTCTTATAGATTGTGTTTTCCAGTCATTCCCCGTATGACTATATATAGTATAACATGGAAATGCGTGGTTGTGTCGAACTTTGTCGAAGAATGTCGAAAAATGTAGAACTTTTGTCGAATTTTGCTTGTTTTTTGTTAAATCTTTCATTATAATAAACCTTGTGACCTAGTAAAAGAGAATAATAGTCAATTATGCACCAATAATCATCTATTTTTGTGTTTCATTAATTAAAAGAAAATTTGTTTCGAAAAATGTTGACTTTCTTGATTCAATCATTTAGAATCAAAAGTGTAGTAAATGTAGTAAGTAAATTATTAAAAATATAGATAGATAAAAAGGAGAAATTAAAATGCGTAAAACAATGACTAAGGAAGTAACGAAAACAGTGGTAAAAGTAACTGAGGTTAAAAGCGTAGACGGTCAACCAGTTGCGGAGCGTTTAGAAGATGTAACACTTTTAGGAAATGTTTCATTAGAAAAAGCTCAACGTATTGTTGCTAAAGAATTTGCTGGACGTAACGTTACAGTTTTTGAAGTAGAAACAAATACACAAGTTTATGAGTTACCAGTTGAAGAATTTATCGAAATCGCACGTGTTAAAGAAGATTCAAAAGAAGAGGAATAAGGGTAAACAGTTTTAAACTTTCATATATACTTAAAACCAAAAAATTATAAAGGTGGAAATTAAAATGTCAAACGAAATCATGAATACAACTAATCAAGAAAATTATGAAGTAACAAAAACGGAAAGTGGTAAATTTCAGCGTAAAGCAATCTATACAGCATTTTCAAGTGTTGAAGCTGTAACACGTGAACAAAAAGTTGCATTAGTTAGCTTACTATCTGATGATTCAGAAGCTCAACCATTAAAAGAACATATTGGTCATCAAATCGAAATCGCTGATGTTATCTTTCAACCATATGATAAGGTGAATGAAGATACTGGGGAAATCGAATACGGTGTTGTTACTTACTTAATCGATCAAGATGGAATTGCTTTTGTAACTTCTTCAAAAAGTGTGTACCACACATTAAAGAAATTCTTTGTTGTGTTCGGTGAACCACATTACAGCAAAGAGGAAGCGTTAATCGTTCAAGTGGTAACGAAAAAGGGTAGACAGTATCAATATGTTGACCTTAAATTAATTGGATAATAAAGAAATGAATACGCAACCTTGCACCGCTGAGGTTGCGTTTTTTCTTCTAAAGTAGGGTTAAGGAGTATAAAGCACATGCCAAAAATTAGACCCATTCGCATTACAAAAAAAGATAGAAAAGAGTTTCAGAGGTTAAACAAAAACGTAAAGTCAAAAGTTAACCGAACGAAAAAAAATTATGGTGTTGATTTAACGGGCGTTGTTGATACACCTAAAAACATTGAATCGTTCCAGACGCGAAAAGAGTATAACGACTGGAAAAAGTCAGTTTCTTCATTTACAAACAGGGCGAACATGAATTATCAATTCATGAAAAATAAACATGGTTTGGTTATCACAAAAAAGACTTTTCAAGAAGCAATGCGAAATGAGAAGTTAGGGGCGAAGTATGCCAAGCAAAAGAAAAAGGAATTTATGGACAGACCTTTTTACAGTCAAGGAGAAAAGCAACTTTTAACCGTTGCTCAATATCAATCAATGTTCAAACGTCCAGATATTTTGGGGTATGAAAACCCTTTAGGTTTTAACTTTGAAAACATTGACAGACCAAGCAGGTTAGAACGAAAAATAGAGAATCTTGAAAAACGTGCTCAACCGGATTATTTCGATCAACGTATGGAGCAAATGAAACAGAACTACATGAAAGCACTACATAAAACGTTCAACAGTGATGCTGATTTTTTAGTTCAGAAATTTGAAAATATTCCTGCTCAAGATTTTTATGAAATGTATTTAATGTTTGATGAAATGAATTTTGATTATCATTATACAGAAGAAGAAGAAAGCCCAACCTCTGGGAGGTTAGGCATGATAAATACGTATGTTGACAAATATCAAAAAGGCGAAGTTGATATGAGTCTAAAAGGATTTTAAAGAGGTGTAATTCATGGGTAAAGAAAAACGTAAAAAATTTAGCTGTGACTTTGAAACCACAACAGATGTTAATGATTGTCGTGTTTGGGCTTATGGTTATATGGAAATTGATAACCCCGACAATTTTAAAATAGGTAACAGTCTTGATGAGTTTATGGAATGGGCGAAAGAGGTACAAGCAGACCTCTATTTCCATAACTTGAAATTCGATGGTGAATTCATTGTTAATTGGTTATTACACAATGGATATAGTTTTAGCAAAAAAGGTGAGGCGAACACCTTTAATGTTATTATATCCAACATGGGACAATGGTATATGATAGATATTTCATATGGTCACTCTGGAACAGGTAAACGAAAGAAAAAACATCATACTGTTATTTATGATAGTCTGAAAAAATTACCCTTTCCAGTTAAGAAAATTGCAGAAGATTTCAAACTTGAAATCAAAAAAGGTGACATTGATTATAAAGCATTTCGTCCTATTAATCATAACATAACTGGTGAAGAATTTGAATACGTTAAAAACGATATAGAAATCGTTGCAAGTGCGTTGAAAACTCAGTTTGAACAGGGTTTAGTTAAAATGACCAATGGTTCGGACGCATTAGAAGGTTTTAGAGAGATATTAGGAAAAAAGAAATTTGAAAAACATTTTCCTGTTTTTAATCATAGAATGAATGATGAAATTAGATTGGCGTATCGTGGCGGTTTCACATGGTTAAACGATAAGTACGCAGAAAAAGACATAGGCACAGGAATGGTATTTGATGTTGTTAGTCTGTACCCTTCACAGATGTATTATAGACCTCTTCCATATGGTGCACCGCTACCATTTAAAGGAGAGTATAAACAAGACGATTTATATCCGCTTTATATACAACATATCCGCTGTGAATTTGAATTGAAGGAAGGAAAGATTCCAACAATTCAAATCAAACGAAATCCTGCATTTAAAGCGAACGAATATTTAAAACATAGTAATGGTGAACCTGTTGATTTATATGTATCAAACATAGACCTTGAATTAATGAAAGAACACTACTATCTGGACGATGTAGAATATTTAGGTGGATGGAAGTTTAGACAGAAAACAGGTTTATTCAATGATTATATCGATTATTGGGCAGAAGTAAAAAAGAATAATAAAGGTGCTATTCGTTTATTAGCTAAACTTATGTTGAACTCTTTATATGGTAAGTTTGCAACGAATACCAATGTTACTGGTAAAGTTCCTGAGTTAGATAAAGAAACAGGTGCTTGTAAATTTGTAAAAGGTGAAGATGAATTAAAAGACCCCATTTACACACCGATGGGAATTTTCATTACATCGTGGGCACGATACACAACAATCACTGCCGCTCAAAAATGTTACGACCGCATTATTTATTGTGATACAGATAGTATTCATTTAGTAGGTGGAGACATTCCAGAAGCTATAAAAGATGTGATAGGTAAAGATTTAGGTAACTGGGATTATGAATCAACTTTCAAACGTGCTAGATATTTAAGACAAAAAACATATATTCAAGAAGTATACGGAACAACATACAAGAATGATGAAGGTAAAGAAATATTTGAATCATGTTCACCTTTAGAAGCAACAACGACAAAAATTAGTGTAAAGTGTGCAGGTATGCCCGATAACATTAAAAAGAACGTTAATTTTGATAACTTTCATATTGGACTAACTATGGAAGGAAAATTAATGCCTAAACATGTTAAAGGTGGAATTGTTTTAGTTGACACTACATTTTCGGTTAAATAAGGAGACGAGAAATCATGGATTTAAGTAAACAAATTATGAGTGGTATGTATGGAAAAGATATGACGAATTTTGTTAATAGTATGAATGGAGTAAATGGGAGTATGTCAAAGACTGATATTTTAGAAATGTTGAATAAAGAATTAACTGTGTGCGAGCATTATAATATTTTATCATTGAAAACAGGGTTGCAAATGGCTGTTCAATTAATTAATGCTTTACCAATTGAGTACAAGTCTATTGTGGTAAAACCGATGATTATTAGGATGTTGGAAGAACATTTGAATCTTAATAAATCGTATCAATTGCACACTAGCTTTTTAGGATTGGAGCACGCTATTGGAATGATTAAAGTGTTTGGTGTTGAAAGATGAGTAAGTTTGAAGCTGAAATGATTATGGAGACAATTGATAATATATGTGATATTCAAGATAAAAAAGATTATGCACTTTCTTCTTTATATGGGTTAAGAAGTGTAGATTTTTATGAATATTTTACACGTGATAATATGCGTATATTATCAAGAATTTTTAAATTACACAATAGAGCAAGACTTGATAAATGGGAATTATGCGAAGGAATGGACAGGTTAATAAATGACTTATGATGTGTGGATAGTTTATACAAGTGGTAACGGATTAGAAACCGTTACCGCTTATGAAGTAGATAAAGAAGAAGCTGAACGAATTTATGGTGGGATATGTGGAGATATTTTAAGTTTTGAAATGTGTTCATCTGACTTGTTGGGAGTGAGGATAAATGCTAAACGTGTTTGAAGTTCATCTGACTTTTGCAAATAGTAAAGGTGTCAAGTATACTGATATTGTTAATTGCAGTGATAAGGTTGAATTGGCTAGAACGTTGATGACATTTAAGCCAAAAAGAGGTTATAAACTAATTAGTTTTGTGGGAGAGGAAAGACCCATATTATTTTAAGATAAGGAAGTAATAAATGTGAAGTACTTTTTGCGTGTTAAAGAAATTACGTGTGATGTGAGAAAAGATGAAGTTAACGAGATCTTGCGAAACTTGGATGAAATGAAATTTAGTGAGAGTGAAAAAGATGCTGTTCAAGCAATTAGACTTTTGTTGGAAAGTAGATTGAGACTAGCTGATTTAGAAATGCAGAGTGCAAAGGAGAGTGTATGGGAATGAAATTGAAAAATTTAAATAGATACCAAGCTGAACAATATGAGGAAAAACTATTAGCTATGATTGAAGAAATTAACGGATTTGAAAAATTAGAAAAATACTTGAATATGTCACCAGATGAAATTAGTGAAGAGCGAAATCGTGTAAAAGAATATTGTATGAAAGAATTAGAAGAAATAGCGAAACTATATAACCAAGATTAAATTTTACACTATTGAATTTTGTGAAATTATATGATATGATATTTAATGTGAGATATAGCATTTCCTATAATGTATGGTTGTATGGGTTTAATCCACATTGAGTTGTGCCATCGCCTATGGAAAATGATACTTTCTTGCATTAAAAATGTCTATAGTTTCACAACCTTTTTGCTCACGAATTAAAGCGCTAAAACGTGTATACATTCGTGAGCGTAAATCATGACCGAATTGGTCACCACAAAATATCATTAAAAAGTCCAAATTCTAATGATGTTAAATGAAGTGAATATTTGTCTCTAAAATTGGAGTGAAATTTGATGCGATAACGGTATCTGATTTTGCTCCAATTTTCTGTTTCTTACTGGAAATATTTAGAAACAAAAATGGGAAACGAGCAAAATCAGGGGTGGGGGACATACCC